GTTAGTGCAATAAAATCTGCAATTTGAGTTGTCAAATCAGATCTATTTAACCAATCTGCTATAGATGTTTTTAATCCTGAATATGATGTTAATGCCATTATAAATTTCCTTCAGCTGTTCTGAAATATCTAAACTCATTACTGTTAAGTTTAGTTCTCATTATTTTTCTTTGAATGTCTTTAGGTAATTGAAACCAGTTATTAGTTCCATTGTATTCTTTTGTCCAGATCGCTAGTATTAAAGGTGGAATACTTGCCACTCTTTTCATTTCTTTAGCACCAGATATATAACCAGAGTCATGATTGTAAAGAGCTTTGTTTCTTTTTAACAAAGGGTTTACATCTTGAGAGTTATTGATAGTTAATTGACCATCAGACTCTTGGATGTATTTAGTCTTTATTCCACCATCATATTCTATTGATCTTACTTTACCCATAAATTATTCAGTTAGTTCTGTAACGTATAATTCTCCGTTTGATCCACCAACTCTTAATACTGCAATTTTTTCCCCAGCTGATACTTTAATAATTTCAACTTCATTTGCAGGTAAGTATGTTGTAGTTACTGCTGCTGTAGGTGCTACTGCAACGTGTATATGACAAGCAATAGTACTAACTACTCTTACATATTCTGTTCCATCTGTGAAAGCTGCACTTAAAGAGCTTGTAGATCCTGAAGTAAGTTTTAATACAGTTCCATGTCTTAATCCATAGTTCATGTTTTGTTCCTTTTGTTAGGGGATGTTGCCATCCCCATAATTAATTATCTTCTTATTACAAATGTAACGTAAAGTACAATTGCATTAGTTGAAGCACCATTAGTAATCATTTCGATAGTACCACCTTCTGCAACGTCATTAGCTGCTGTAGGTACTGCTGTATCTACATCTCCAGCTGCTGAACCAGATTGTGTTACAGTAATTCCACCATTTGTAATGGCAGTTCCACCTATTTCAAAAGTGATTCCTGCATTAGCTGTGCCGATTGCACCTTGTAGTGCAGTAATAATTTTTATTACTTTTCCACCATCAGGGATTGGTACAAATGTACTTGATGCAGTACTAATGTCTGCGATTTTTGCTGTTATAAAATAGTCGTTTAATGTTCTCATTTTGTTTCCTCATTGTTCCGATCATAACCCCTCTCTGATCTTCAATGTTTTTAAAGTACTAGGGGAGTAGTATTGAGGTTACTCCCCTATATACGTGTATTTATTATGAAGTAGTTAAGTCAGCTATTAAGCCAGAAGCTGCTTCATTTCTAGATTCTAGAGTTGCTTCTACAAGAAGCTGTCTTTTCTCTGAGTCACCAGTCTTAGCAAGTTCATGCATTGAGAAGTCTCTTAAGAAAGCAACACCCCAATATTCCATGTCTAATACATAAGCATCTCTATCTCTAGAGAATCTGTTAGGTACTACTTGTAATTGACCAAAGTCAGATGCGTACACGTCTACTGAAGTGTATAAAGTTGCATCTGCACCAGCGTCAAATCTAGTAGAATTACCAGTAAATCCTGATAATTTTTGCTTGTTGAAAGGCCCACACATAATCATAGATGGGTCTCCACCAGCATTCCATACTGATTTAATTACTGATTTTAATTGAGACTCTGTGAAAGCTCTTTGAGTTCCATCAGTTCTAGCAGTGTTTCCAAGACCAGATCCTGTAGTACCATCAGATGCTTTGTCATCATTAGTGATAACCCAAGCTCCTAAAGAACCCATTTCTCTAGCAGTTGAAGCTGAACCACCTACTTCTGCATTGTTAGTTGTAAGCATTGCTTCCATATCTCTTTTAAGCTCTTTAGCTTTTTTAGCGATTTGGTAAGCGATTTCAGATGCTCTACCTGCTTTATCTACAGACTCTTGAGTTCCAGTAATAACTACAGTTTTATCCATAATTTGAGAACTGTTAGAAAGTCTAACTGTTGCAGTTGCTGCGTCTAAAGTTGCTTCGTCACCTTCGATAACAGCATTTGAAGTTGATGCTGCTGCTAAGGCGTCTGTTTGCCATTCGTGTAGAACTGCAGTTGCTTTTGTTTTAGCTGCAGAACTAAGGAAGGGCGTATCTGTTGGTGAGATACTGTAGATAACGTCAGAAAGATCTTCTCTTTCACCGACTGAATCATAAGTATCAAACGTGTTTGTTGGCTGTGCCATTTTTATTTCCTTTGTTGAGATTTAAGATTAATCATATCTGCTATTGCTGACTGAGCATCTCTTATGTGACCAGTCTTTCGTAGCGTTTTGATTTTATTTCTTACTTCCTCTCTACCTGAACTAACATTCGATTTAGCAACACCAGCTTTTAAAACTTTAGGAGCATTAGCAACCTTTTTAGAAACTATAGGTCTTTTGTCTTTTTGAGACTGAAAACTCATAGCATCTTTTGCTACCATTAAAAATCTATGGTCTGCAAGGCTACCTATCTCTTGGTCATTAAAACCATAACTACGTAATGAATTACGCATATTAAGTTTAAAAGAGTCAGCTTTATTTGGATCGCTAAACTCTGGTATTTTTGTTGCAGCTAATTCTTTTTGTGTTTCAAGGTAATTCTCATACTGTTTGTTCTGAGCTTGTCTTGCAGTTGCTTTTAAAGATTCAATGTGTTGCTTTTCTTGTCTTAATTGAAAGTCAAGTTTAGCAGCTTCAGTTGGATCTTCTTGATAAAGTTTAGCAAGATCTTGTCCACCTTGTTTTTGTTGTACAAATTGATCAGCTGTCGAAATTAAATCGTTTAGTTCTGATAAACGAGTGTCGTAAGTTTGACGCAAACTATTCTTTTGAGTTTCAAGATCTCTCTTTTCCATTCCTAAAGTATGAGTTTTTTGTCTATAATCCGAGTCTCTAGAATATCCTGCCTTCAGTTCATCGAGGCTCACCTCAAGCTCTTGACCACTTACTTTTACTCGGTGGAGCTCTGGTGTCTCTAATTCTGTTGGTGTTTCTTCTGTTGTCTCAGTATTTTCAGATGCCTGTTCTTCTGGAGTTTCATTCGACTCAGATTGACTCTCTTGAACTTCCTGTTTCTCAGGAGTTGGTTCTGATGGTTCTGCTTTAGTTTCTGGTACTTGATTGTCCTGTTTAGGATTCAGTAATCCAGATATTTTATCTGCTGCACCTTTTATATTTTCTTCTGCCATATCGTTCCTTTCAGGGTTGACGAATTTGAAGTTGCGTTAGCTTAACTTCGTTTATTTAATTGCTCTATATCGGCTTGAGCTAACCTTCCACTTGACATAACACTTAGTAAATGTCCTTTGATTTTATCCACCATATTATAGGCTACCCAAAGGTTTCTACGAGTATCATCGTCTGCGAAACTTGTGTTAAAGATCTCTAGTCTGTAAATTTCAGAAAGATCTTCAAATGCTTTCTTTAGAAGGGGATCGTCCAGCAGCTGCTGGGCTCTCTTGCCCTCCCTTATTATTGTTTCCTTGTCCATCATTAAAGAATTGCTTTTGTCCTCTCACTATTTGCCCCATTAGATCTCCTGATTTTTGTAAATCAGTTTGTTCTAACATGGATCTTCGTTTAAGTTCTAGTTCATCAATTTTGGTATTGTATTTCAATTCCATTTCTTTGATGGCTAGTTCGTAATCTAGAAGTGCTTGTCTCATTTTGCCTTCTAACCCTTTAGCTTCTGTTTCAGCTTTTAACTGTGCACGTTGGTTCTCACCTTGTACTTGAGCTAATGTTACCTTCTCAAACTCAGTTGGTGGTTTAGGAGGTAGTGGTGGCATTTGAGCTGCTCCGACTTCAGGATCCATAAAGTAAGGTTCTATACTATTTAGACCTGCGTTTTCAACTAATTTTTTCAAAGAGTTATAAATATTTCTAAGATTAACCATTGGGCCATGAACATTTTGTTGTAAATTAATTGCAGACATTTGTCTTTCTAATATGGCATTCATTAATATTAACTGTTGTTCTTTTGATCCAGTTCCTAATCCTACAGAAACTGTTATATTAACTCTGTCTTTCCATTCGTAAGGTCTCATAGGTATGTATTTACCTCTAATTCTTACAATTTTTTCTTTATTTTGGTACTTGCAAGTAAGTTCAAACATTTTTAAGGCTAGATCTTTTACACCAGTTTCAGCAAAGATTCTGGCGATTAACTCCATTCTCATTTGTGATTGTGTCAGAATTTGGTTCTGGCCAGTTGCTGTATTGTTTAATGTGTTTGCATCTAGCCCTTGTGATTGTCTTGTAACACCTGTTCTAGTTTCTTTAACAGAATCTAGGTAGG